AAAGAAGAAAAAAAAAAATAGAGAGTTTTATGGTGGGGGGGGGGGGTGGCAGAAGCTGACGGGCCGTTATGTCTTACAATGCTCTGACGATAGCCATAAAGCTGGTACTACGGTAGAAGCGGGACTGCCGAATATTACGGGCTCCTTTAGAGTTGTAGGCGATAGTTCTGAATCTGGTTGGATAAGTAATACTCATGGAGAAGGAGCTTTTTACGATATAGTAGCTAATAATAAAAGGCAGTATTATGCACATTGTGTGTATAATGATATTAGTGGAACATATAACCAAGCCTTCAACGCCTCCCGTTCCAACTCCATATACGGACGCAGTGATACAGTCCAGCCGCCCGCACGAATTGTAAACGTATGGAAGAGGGTTTCATGAGAACACTAAAAGAATATACGGCATTACTTGTTAAATCAGTCAGGCTCTTCAGCTGGCCAGTTGGAAGCATATACACCTCTACCAAGCCCACGGATCCACATGAACTTTTCGGTGGTACATGGGAACCCATACAGGATACTTTTCTGTGGTGCGCTGGTCCCACGCATGCGGCGGGGACGACTGGCGGTTCAGCTTCGATAACACTTACAAACGATAATCTTCCCAGCCATAGCCACCCTGCGTTCTGCTCTACTGATGGCAACCATGACCATATAAGCAGGATTTATAGTTCGAACAATGCTAATTTTAAAATGGCTACAGAAGGCATAAGAGTCGCTGGTCAGCCATGGCTGAACGCTGGCAATACTACGGCTGGTTCTACAGGGGGCGACTATTGTGGTGTAACAACACGGGCTGGCGCTCACCGTCATACGGTGTCCATTGGTGCCACCGGTAATGGAAAGCCTCACACGAATATGCCGCCCTATAAATCAGTTTACGCTTGGCAGAGAGTGAAATAGGAGGATACAATGGAAGATTGGAAGCAGAGAGTGGTTGATGAGTACAGACAACTGCACGGGCGGTATGAGCGACTGTCGGCTATGATAGCCAAATATGAAGCTGGCACGCTCACGTTCACACCTAACTGTCCTTTGTGCCTCCTAAGAATGCAGGCCGATACAATGCGGAAGTACCTTGACATCCTTGAGATACGGAGCAAAATTGAGAAAATTAATCTGGTTGATTAGCACGCTGGTTATATTGTGCTATAGGGTACTGGAAATAGGAGTCTCTATGTTCGATTTTGTTAAAAGGGTATTTCTTGGGTTGGTTCATTCTGTCGGTGCTGTCTTTGCGACTAACCGTGAAGCTGTGGTCGAAAGCGGGGACGGGTATATAAGATATAATAATGGGATTCAGCTGTGCTGGGGTACGGCCATGCCCAATGGACCTGCTACAGCTACCAATAAAAGAGTCTATTTTCCACAGGCGTTCAAAAGTGGCACCGTTACTGTTTATACAACGCATGATACTAATGTAGAGCGTGCACTTGCAGATGTTGGCTGGGTGAGCAATACTGCTTTTTCAATCGGCACGCTGAATAACTCTGGCTCTATTGTTCATACAGGGTGGCTTGCTACAGGCCGTTGGAAATAAGAGATTTCATAAGTTTCTGGACGAAATTTTCGGGGGATATAAATGATAGTACAGCGTACATTTCTTGGCAGTAGGCGTTGGACAGGGCCATGGACAGGGCCATGTAGAATAAGTGTTGATACTAAGGCTGGGGGTACTTCCAACCTTACGATGACTAACTACATGCGTAGTGGTTCCAAAGACTACCCCATTCTTACCAACTGGGGTGATGGTACTTATACTATATCAAAAGACATTGTTTCGCATACTTATACTAGTGATGGTGATTATGTTATATCCCATTACTCGTTGGATAATTTTAATACTGCCTATTTGAAAAATGGTAATCATGAAAATATTGTTGAAGTGATTGACCCACTTCCGAGGCTCCCTCTTATGGGGGACGGGTTCTCGTCCGTTTTTTCGTATGATAGCTATTTGCAGACTATTCCTTCGAATATGTTTGATAATAACGCTGACTTTATAACGAACCTGTCAGGTACTTTCCTTGCTATAACTGGGGGGCCGCTGCGGATACCATCTGGGTTGTTTAAGAGTCTGACTAAATTATCTAATATTTCTGGTACATTTATTAGGAGCGTTCTTGACTATATACCAGATGGATTGTTTGAAGGGATGACTACAATAGTTGATGCAGACCAGACGTTTACAGAAGTGAAAGCATCTTATTCTGGTAACAGAATTTTCGCTGGTTGCACAGGGCTTACTAATATTGACCGTTGTTTCAGCCATGCTGAGATTCCAGTTTTTGGCGATGACACTTTTAACGGCTGCACTGGGATAACTATAGATAATACAAACACTTTCGGCAACATTACATCTACCAAGAATGTAGGAGCCAGAACTTTCGCTAATTGCACAAATATTGGACAAGGTTTTTATAATTTTTGTAGAACAACTAGTAAAGGCCCTACTATGGAGCTGGAGTCTATTGGCGACTACACATGGCAGAATTGTACATCTTTGACTGATACTGATTACTTTTTAAAAAATGTCCCCAAGCTAAAGACACTGCCGCCGCATACTTTCTCTGGTTGTACCAAATTAACTCAGGCGTCTTACCTTCTCTACGAGGATGCGCCTGCATTTGGTGCTATGGATTTATATATGGATAGCTGCTTTCATACAAGCCTAGGGTTTAAAGGTGTTCCAGATATGACACCAACTACGCAGCGTGTAATTCATATACCCCGCAGATGTGGAGCGGTAAGTGGCTACCCCAGTAAATATACAGTAGTGGCGGACAGGTAATTATGTTAGCGCAGTATCGCTGGGCTTCTCTTGCTCAGGACCTTGCTGTTATGCAGGTTCCGGATACACCCATTACGGAACTTGACACTATTTATAATACCTATAATATATCAGAAAAAGACCTCCAGAAGATTCTTGTTGTCCCTGAGTTTCAGGATATGTACAGGAACTCGCTGGAACAGCTCAGGGCTCAAGGGAGTAGAGCGGGGTCTATGTACAGAGCGGGGACGCTCTCACAGGCGCTTGCGGAAAAGCTCTTCCGGGACGCGGTGAATGAGAACATGAAACCCGCTGAAGCATTGAAGCTCCTTGAACTTCTTTATAAAGTCTCCGGTTCCATGAATACAGAACAGCAGGTAGTTAATACACAGGTTAATGTAGGTGTGGCCATCCCTGTACCGGAAGGGATGAAGAACCATAAGCTCGACCACCTCAGGAGCGCGAATGTTTAACTACGTTCCATCCCCTACAGGTCTGAGATTTCACGAATCTGACAAGTATATAAAGATGCTCTGCGGCCCTTACGGCAGTGGCAAGTCCTGCTGTTGCGCCATGGACATTCTTTATTATGCCTGTGCCCAGCCTGTAGCCAAGGATGGAATGCGTTACTCCCGTGTTGGTGTTATCCGTTCCACGTATCCTGAACTCACCTCCATGACCCGCAAGTCTCTTCTTGAGGTACTGCCCCGGGAATGCGGTGATATTACTGGCGCAGTAGCTCCTCTTCGCGGTGTCTATCTTATCCCTCTACAGGATGGCACTACGGTTAATCTGGAGCTCAACCTGTTTGCCCTGAAAGGCCCTGAGGATTGCAGTAAGATTCTCTCCGCTAACTGGACGTTTGCGTGGATAAACGAAGCAACCGGTGTTTCACCGGAAGTCTTTGCCGCTGTACAGACCCGTATCGGGCGTTTCCCTCCACAGGATTTGGGTGGCGTAAACTGGGGTGGGATTATCATGGACTTCAACCAGCCTGAGCACGACTCATGGCTGGATGTGTACATGAAGAACCCTGAGCCGAACTGGCTTGTTGTGAAACAGCCCCCTGCGGCTCTGCGCCGGTTTGACGAGAATGGGAAGAAGTATTTCGATGTAAACCCCGATGCGGAGAATCTCCGTAATCTGGGTGCCAAGGAAGAAGGCGACCCTGAGGATATGACGCCCGAAGAGCGGGGTATGCGGTACTACCGCAACCAGATACAGACCCTGCTCAAGAACGGGCGTGTTGATGTTGTAGAGAATCAGTATTGCCTCCTTGACGTCCCTGTTGTGGAAGGCAAGCCAGTATTCTCCAACTTCTCCCCCTCCCGTCATATTGCCGACCACGAACTCACGCCCATGATGTTCCATGAGGTTGTGCTTGGCGTTGACCAGTCTGGTATTCATCCTGCCGCGGTTATACTTCAGAATCAGGACGGCAAATGGTGTGTACTGGATGAGCTGTTCGCTGACAATGAAGGGTTTGAGAACTTCCTTTACGGCATGCTGATACCGCTTCTCCGGGGCAAGTATCACACGAATCCTGTTGTAGCGGCTATTGACCCGTCCAACCAGAGGGACTCATGGACAGGCATTACTCCCCGACAGCGTTTTGAGGAAGCTGGCATACCAGCTGTTACTGAGATTACAAACTCTCCGAAGGCCCGTATTCAGGTTGTGGAGCACATGCTCAACCTTGATACAGGCGGTCTTCTTATAAGCCCATCCTGTAAGAACATCATTAATGGGTTTACGCACGAGTACCGGTACAGGAGGCTGAGAGCCAGTGGTTCTATCGGTACGGTGTATACCCCCCAGCCTGAGAAGAACGAAGCGTCCCATTATCAGGATGCTCTTCAGTATGCGGCCCTGCTTATACAGAAGGGCATTGATTACACTGATGACGACCTTTCCGATGTAGCCCGTAAATTATCCGAGAGCAGAAATGTTCTCCGTAGGATTATCTAATAATGGCAGACGAAACTGTTTCCAGTACAGACAGCAATGGTATAGACTGGCTCAGGGAGATTGAGGATATTCCTTCCAATGTTTCTGACAGGCTGGGCAAAGAAGTTCTCCGCAGATGGAACGGCGCAGTCCTGTGGCAGAGTACCGAGCGTGTCAACGGCAAAGGGCTCAGGGATGTGCTCCGTGAATGCTGGGAACAGCAGAACGGGGTTTTGTCCTGTTCAGACCAGCAGATAGCTGATGCTCTCGGGGTTAACGCCATAGTTAACCTTACCGCGCTTAAGACCGGTATAGCGAATGCTTACCTTAGTGACGCGCTAATTAGCAGTACATTGACTCTCCCGTGGGTTATCATGGCCACGCCGAGGCCGAGTATCTCTCCGGAGTCCCGTGAGATGCTTCTTACTGTCCTGAAGCAGGGGTTCTTTGAGAACCGTTTTCAGGACGGTACGCAGATGGTTGATTTCATCCGTCGCGGGAAACAGCTTCTCCTGCGTCATGAGAAGGAAGAAGCGGACAAAGCGGCAAATGAAATGATGTCCCTGTTGGAAGACCAGTGTGCTGAAGGCGGGTTCAACAGGGCGCTGTCTGACTTCCTCCATTATTTCACGGTATATCCTTACTCAGTTTTTACCGGCCCGTATATTACGAGAAGCCCCCGTCTGACGTGGGGCAGGAACAAACCCAGAGTACAGACGGAAGTACTTCCTGTATTCCGTTCCATATCTCCGTTTGATTTCGCCTATTCTCCTGACAGCCCGGATACCCAGCGGGGAACCTGTGTGTTTACCCGCACGCTCTGGACACGCAAGGAACTTCTTGATGCGGGCAAGCTCAGCTCCTACATATCTGAGAATGTTCTGGATGTACTGAAGAAAGCAGATACGAATGATGAGTTCAATCTGAACTGGCTGACCAGAGAGCCCAATTCGGAAAAGAGAGACCTTGCCCTGTGGGCGTCTAACGTTGCTCCTATCGAGGTACTGACTCATTATGGTATCATGTCCGGACGGGAACTGGCTGAGTACGGGTTCCACAGTCTTGACCGCAGTGAGTTCTATAACTGCGAGATTTCCATGGCCGGGTATAAGGTATTGCAGGTCAAGGTTAACTCCGACCCGCACATGCAGACCCGTCCTATTTACACGTCCAGTTTCTACCGTACCGGAGGCGACCGTATTGCCGGAGACGGTATCGCCCAGCGTATCCGTGACGTGGAACGGGCGTATCATTCCTGTCTGATATATCTGATGCGCAATGCCGCCAACGCCTCTGCCCCTATGTGCGAGGCCGATTACAGGCGGCTTATGAAATATATGAAGGATACTGACCTTGGCACTATTGTACCGGGGACGATGTATCTTTCTGATTCCGACCCGTCAGGCGGGAGCAATCCGGCCCTGAGATTCTTCAATATTCCCTCCAATCTTCCGGCTTATTCACAGCTTCTGGAGATGTTTATCCAGCTGGCTGACAGAGTAACGAACATTCCGGCGGCTCTGCATGGTGAGGCTGTAGGCTCGGGCGCGATGCGCACATTCCGCGGCATGTCTCTTCTTCAGGGCAACGCGACACGGGCCCTGCATGCGGCGGTGGGGAATATCGACAACAATGTGTTCGCCCCGCTCGGTGAGCTCATGTACAACATAAACATGCTGTACGCGTCTGATTCATCGGTAAAGGGTGACGTACAGATAGTTACCAAGGGTGCGGAAGGCCTGCTTCAGAAAGAGACGGAAAAGCAGAACGCTATGGAGATGCTTCAGGTTATAGGCGCTGTAGGCGGTTCCCTCTCCGGCGCTGTTAATCTGACCCCTGTCGTAGGCTGGGCTGTAAAGAAACTCTTTGGAGCGATGAATATCCCGGATGATGTTCTTGAGCAGATGAACGCTCCTGTACAGGGAGCGGCCCCACAGGCGGGCAACGGACAGAGCGCCGGACAGGGTAACGGTATGATGCCGAACTCTAATCCCGCGCCGGACTCTCCTGCCGGGGCTGGTGTTGCGCATGATACAGGAGGGCACGTTGAGGCTTATTAAACCATGGACTCCCGCTCCCGGAGAACGCGGGTACAGGTTTGTTAAATGGTTCTGTGACAATATCAATTTTTGCCACGGGTACTATTACGGCACGGATACCCCGAAGCCGGAAAACAGGGTTTATAATTTCCTGTACAAGTATTGGACTTTCCCGTTTGAACAGCCGGACTGTATCTGCTGTAACACTGTCAGAGGGCTGATTTACGGTGGTATTATTGGATTTATTCTGGGGAGACTCATATGAACAAACTCTGGCAGAAGAACAACCGCACTATGTACTCCAGTGTTTTCAATGTGCCTGCCGGTTACTGCGTCACGTTGTTTGCTACTGGTCTGCTGGATGAGAAAGTCAGGACGTCAGCCAAGGAATTTACTGTACCTCAGATTATATGTGTGAGACGTCTGGTTCATGAATATACAAAAGAACAGGTAACTCCCTGCAAGGGTTGCTGTGGTTTCATTTTTGACCTTGCCAATGTAAAGGCTGATTTAATTAATGATGAACTTGTTTCAACCTGCGGACGCCCGTGGCAGCTTGACCCCTGCCGTAATATTGGCATAATTGGTGTACCGGGTACATATAGACTGCATATTAATGATGCAACGGCGGTTGGTGTAGCTCAGGTATATGCGGATTGGTACAGAGCCAGTCAGATTCCCTCACAGGTTGAAAGCCTGTTCTTTTTCTAGGAGATACAAATGGGTAATGCTTGTGGTGAAACAAAATACGCCGAAGACGGCGTTATCAACAGAACTACACTGACCAACTCGCAGGTCACTAATTCTGATATACAGAACTCTACGCTGACTGCCTGTACTATCAAAGAGCTTACAGCTATTGACGATGCTTCCGCCGAGAAAATAGCTGACGCTATTTCCGGACTGGACAGCAAACAGCTTCTGAGTCTTGCAACTGCTATACAGGATGCCTTTGCCCCTGTTGAAGGAGACGAGCCGGATTCCATCTCCGGGCCGGAAGTACCCACCACTATTATTGGGCTCAGGGATGCCCTGCTTGGCAGGCCGTCCGGCTGGGGCCGGTTCGGTTCGTATGTTGTACCGCTGTATAAGTAGGAGTAATAATCATGGCAGTTAAGGAGAAGAAGAATGGCAAAGTGTCAGAAACCGAAAGTAAGCGGGGCGAAAAAGTCTCTCCCTCCATTCATGAAGGGAAAGAAAAGCCAGCTGAAAAAGCCGAGAAAGTAACCAGACACAATCACATGCGTTCTATCCTTAAACAATACTACAACTACTAGGTTATTACGCTATGCCTGTTATAATCGACCTTTCGGCAAACAGGAATTATGAGGCGAAAATCGCCGACCCGAAGATGACTCTTCAGAACAATCCGCTGGCTCGGCCAGCTGACCCTATGAGGGGCATCAAGGATTATAATTTTGACCGTCTTATGAAAGACGCCAGTCTTCGTTCGTGTCCGGTACGGGGTAAGGAATACTCCGCTATTATGGATACAAGATACAAGGGAGAATAGTTATGGCTTGTTCCCGTTGCGGCGGAAACCGCGTTACCCGTCAGACTCCGCCCCCGTCTGTTACTTCCCGTCCCGGTACTGTGGCCCCCAATCCCGGCCGCAAAACGGCGAAAGAAATCATTACAGGTGTGAAGTATGTTCCTACCCGAGGCGGAAAATAACCCTATCCATGAGCTTGCCCGTCAGCTCAAGTCAGACGCGTATCTCAAGGAAACGCTCCTTGCGTTCCTTGCGCATATTCGTGAGGGACTGGAAGCGGATTTTGTCCTTGCCGCAAAGGCTGGTGTGATGCACCCGGATAAACTGCAAAACGCCGCCATGCAGCTTGGCAGGGTTAACGAAATCAGATCCTTGGAAGAAATGATTTACGGTATGGAATAATAAGGAGCGTTTATGTCAGGATTCGACAAAGTACCCACTAATCCCTATCAGGAAAGGGCCGAAGCATTCAGGAAACAGAATGAGCCGGGTGGAACCAATCCTCCGACTCAGACGACAGACCAGCAGACCGCCCCCGCACAGACCGCGGGTGTTCAGCCTGCCCCTGTACAGCAGCCGGTTAATCCCCCGTCTGCCCCTGTACAGCAGCCTGCTCCCGTACAGCCTGTAGCTACTCAGCCTCAGAATGCCGGCACTTACTATGACCCTGCTCTTATCCAGAATCTGGCATATGAGCGTGACCAGCTCAGACAGCAGCTCGCCGCTGACCAGCAGAAGATGGCAGACCTTCAGAAGTCTGCTGATGAGCTTAACGACCTCAGACGCAGGGCCAGTATCAGGGCTGACATCCAGCAGCAGGCCATTGACAATCTGGAGTCTGTGAGCCCTGAGGATTACACGGCTATTGTTGAATCCGCTACCAATCTGGCCATGGCTCAGACAGAGCCGCTTAAGAAAGAGCTCGAACAGCAGAGGAAAGAGCTTGAGGAGCGTACCCGGTACAATCAGCAGATGCTTGAGAATACCCGCAAGGACCTTCTCAACGCCCGTATCTTTGCCGCTCATCCCGACTTTGCCCAGATGGTCAACACTCCCGAGTACCGAAACTTCATGGCCCAGCGTGACGGTCTCAGTTCTGAAACCCGAGACGCCCGTGCCAGCCGGGAATACCTCAACGGCAATACTGACTACGTTATTGACCTCCTGAACCAGTTCAAGCAGAGTCGTAACAATGCTGTGGGTGTTGCTACTGTACCCCCCGTGCAGGTGGCTCCCGGTGCCGCACCTGCGGCGGCGCAGACTACTCCAACCCGCTACACCCTGCGGGAACTCAACAACCTGTTTCAAACGAGGCAGATTTCCGCTGAAGAGTACAGGAAACTTCTTCCTGAAGCCCGCAAGGCAGCTGTCGAAAGTCTGTCATCCATGTCTTAGGAGAATAATTTATGCCTATGTTTCCCAGTGCGTCCGGTTATACCGGAATGGAAGCAACCCCGCTTGCCCGAGTTGGGTACAGCGATATTATCCTTTCCAAAATCTATGAGGAAGACTGGCTTCCCCGTATCACCAACTCTGAGCTTCTTGAGCCTGTTACGCAGTGCAACCAGATTATTCAGCTTATGCGTGCTCCGGAAGTCGGGCCTATGCGTTCCTACCAGAAGAACCAGCAGCTTGTTCCCAATACCGTTACTACGGAAGCTCGCTGTCTTCAGATTTGCTTCGCCTCTTATCAGGATATTAAGTTTGACTCTCTCGATGTTAAGCAGGCCTGTGACCGCTGGGCTGATTATGAAGAGAAGCTCCTTGAAGCTATCTACCAGTCCTATGTTGATGAGCAGAGGCGTTTCGTTCTTGGCCGCATGATGGCTCAGGTTTCCCCTCTTACTTCTCTCAGCGCCGCTGGCCGTCTCCATGACATCGACCTTGGCGCTCCGGGTAATCCTGTGCATGTCACCCCGAAGAATCTGCCTGTGGTGCTCGCCAATCTCCAGCGTGCCCTGATTGAGCAGAAACGTTGGGTTGACGGCGGTATGTTCATTATCGTGCCGCCTATCCTCCGTACCTACCTTGCCATGAGCAATTATGCCAACTCCGAATGGAGCTGTAAGTGCGGCGGTATTGTCTCCGGTATGTGGGACCATGAGCTCTTTGGCTTCCAGCCCATTGAGTCCATTCATGTTCCGGTTCGCCGTGACGAATCCGGTGCCCTGTCTTTCTACATTATCGCTGGCAACAAGGACGCTACTGCCTATGCCAGCAACATCATTGAGTCCCGTCTGATTACCAACGACCCGAACAGCTTTGGTATCCGGTATCAGTTCCTCGCCGCTTGGGGTGCGGAAGTTATCTATCCCGAAGCCCTCGCTATGGGTTATTGGACTTTCGACCCTATTAACTAGTAGGAGTAGTGAATTATGGCAGTTATTAATCTCGCCCGTGGCGGTATGCCTGATTTCAAAGGCTGGTTCTGTGATGGCCAGTCTGCGGAATTTACTCCGCCCTATGACGCTCCCCATGCGGAGTTTACCCCGCCTTTTGACTCTCACGCTGATGCCGCTATGGGTCAGGGGTTCCTCAACCTCCAGTTCCCGCTGGTTCCGAATCTGAATGATACTGTTGGCCACCGCTGGATGCAAAACCTGCTTAAGGGTGTTAAGGCTGTGGGTGATGTGGTTCTGACCAACTGGGTTCCCCAGCGTGCCTATCTGGACTCCGTGTATTACGAAGTCACTAAAACTGATGCTTCTCTCGATGGTGTGTACCTCACTCCCGTTGCGAAACGTGCTGTCTGGAACTTCACTACCGAGGAATGGGAATACAAGGATGTGACTGCGTTTGCGGATGCCATGACCGCGGCTAAGATTACCCAGTTCCCTGTCGGTACTCCGCAGGACGGCGATAAGCTGTACGGGTTCACCCGTCTTACTGACCCGCTTGCTACCTTCGGCCACAATATTGTTAAGCGTGATGCTACCGGAAAGCCTACTGCTGGGTATGATGATTCTTTCGGTACTGTTATGCTCGGCTTCAAGGTTGCCGCTGGCGACCCTGACAAGATTGCCGCCCTGTGGAAGTCCACGTTCGCTCTGTACTTCTCTTCCAAGCTGCTGGCTTTTGAGGGCAGTACTCAGATTGGCTAAGGAGGTTTGTTATGGCACGTACTTATACGGGCCCGGCTTCCAAAGATACCGTGAAAGGCGGGAAGAAATTCCCGCTTAAGAAGGTTGGAAGCGACCACAGTATTGACCTGACCATGACCAACGGGACTGACAAGGCACGTGGTATTATCATGCGTACCAAGTGGAGTCAGGGCGTCCATGGTGGTTTCACTCCTGCCACGGAGAAGTCTGTCAAGGGGCAGAAGCCCAGTTCTGTGGCGAAGTAGTATATAATAAGGAGCGGTAGTCATGAATCAGAACGCAACTACAGTTGGGAATCAGGACGTTTCCACTGTGTTCAACCTCAATTCCGAGGAACGGGCCGGTTTTCTCGAACATCTTGGGGTTAAGAACGCCACACCTCCGCTGGCGCATTCCCCCTGCCTGAAGAACAAGAAGACCGGCATTATCCTCCCATGGAACCCGATGCTTGCAGAGCAGAGGGACATACTGGAATGCTGTGATGAGCAGGGCAATACTGACCCTGCGGCATGGCAGGACAAAGTACAGGAGGACAGTTCCGAGGACGAAAGGGAACTCATGGCTGCCGCCCTTAATGAGGCTACATCCCGTCAGAGTAAGATTGCGCAGGAAAAGATGAGCTCGTTCCGTTCTACCATGAAGAAGATGAACCAGCCTGCGCAGTCTGACCAGTACGGGGATAAGGCTGTGCCTTATGAAGATATTGAGAAACTGATGTCGAAAGCGGAGTTCTGATGACAGTACAGGATATAATCGGGGATGTCTCCCGTGACCTGAATGACCAGGAACCGGGGTATGAATACACACGCTGGTCTGTTGCACAGCTTCAGTCCTATCTCTCTGAAGCGCTTATCAATGACAGCTACCTTCTTAAAGACCTGTTCCATACAGAGAAAATTGTGCGGCTCATGCCCGGCGGTGACTGGCAGAATGTCTGTGACTGCTCCGAGATTATCCGTATTGTTGGTGAATGTACTGAGACCGGTGAAGTGTACCGGTATCTCACCCGTACATATGACGATGAAAGGCTCAACTGGCCGGGGTCTGTATATCCGAACTGTATAAACCCCGAGACAGATGAGCCTTTCTCATATGTCATAAGCTCAGTAGACATCAGCAGATTCAAAGTCATGCCTCCGGTTGCTCCGGGGCAGAACCGGTATGTTCTTGTGCAGTGCTATACAATGCCGACCGGACGTTCTCTTAGTGAATCAGTACCGGATGAGATGGTTGCTATTGTCAAGCAGTGGATGCTTTACAGGGCGCTTATCATGGATTCCGAGAACTCACCCACTATCAGTACCATAGCCGGAACGCACCTGACTACACATGACAACCTGCTGAAACGGGCTGTAGACCGCAGAGAGAAGGAGAAAGCAGAACGTGAGCGAGACGCAGATAATTTACGAGCCGTTCAAAACCAGACCGCTCGATAGTTTTCTGGAAGAGCTCCGGTTTGAGTATCCTACTCTTCCCGCCCAGCTCTTCCAGTTCTACTTACTGAAAGCCGCAAGAAACATGGCCCGTCAGGGCAACCTGATACGCCGTCGCGCGGCAGTTAATCTGGAACCATGTATCACCAGATACCGGCTGGAATCCCCGGATGGACTGGAGATATGTGGTATCCTGCGTTCATATATCATTCCGTGCGGCTGTTGCGGCGGACATGACGCCAGAGAGACTTTCACTCTGCCGCAGGGGTGCACTCCCTGCGGCAGGGAGATTGTCTGGTATGATGACCTTGAGAAGGTACTGCACGTCAGACACCCGAACAGCCCCGGACGTCTTCTTGCGGAGCTGGCCGTTATGCCGGGACAGGATGCCTGTGAGCTTCCTGACGTCCTGTACACTGACTGGCTGGATACTCTGCTTATGGGCGTGCGGGCTTATATAATGCTTATACCGGCCCGGCCATGGACAAACATCCAGATGGGACGGGCGTATATGACTGAGTTTGAGAAACGCACATCAGCCGCCGCTATGGAGACAGCAACGCACAAAATGCGCGGAAGTATCCATATGCAGTTTGGGAGAGTAATGTAATGTCTGACTGTACCCCCAGAATCACGCCTCAATGTGACGGAGAGATTACCTCCGCGAAAGAGGAAGGTGCCTGTCCTGACTGGAGTATGTGTCTTCCTTTCGGGGGCAGAATGTATTCCCGTGAAGGATGCGTCCGTGTGGAGAAAGGCACCCCTCCCGCAGACGGCGTGTATGACCGCGTTGTCATACAGAACGGATGTATCGTTTCTCTGGAAGGCAAACAGCTCCCCATTTATAATCCTCCTACCTGCGCTCCCGAGCCCTGTTCCTGCTCTGACAGCGGGGGCGGGGGGTCTGTCAGTATATCCTCTCAGGCAGGGAACCTGACACGGGAGGATACAACAGGGGCGCTTCTGACCACGCTCAGCGCGCAGGCCGGAGATGGTATCGCTATACAGGGTACAGGAACCCAGCGTGACCCGCTGATTATATCCTCCAACCCTGACCCGTCTGAATTGTTTGTTGTCAGCGCTGGCAATTCCGGTATCAATGTGTCCGGTTCCGGTACGAGAGAAGACCCTGTTAAGGTATCCCATTCCGAGGAAGGATATGAGGGTTATATCAACGGGATGTCGTTCGACCGGTACGGGCATCTCACAGGTTATACCGCTCCCTCCACGGTCAGTACGGTCAACGGCGTTATTGGTCAGGGACATATTCAGGCTGACCTTGCCACGTCCACGGGTGTTGTTACGCTCAATATCGCTGACCCTATGTTCAACCGTGCTGGTGAGTACAGGCTCGGCGGTTTTGACGTCACCCTTGATGACAAGAACTTTGTCACGAATATTGTACAGAAAATATCAGTAACGCCCGGTGAGAGGTATATGGGCGTACAGCGTGTGACTCTCACAGAGTCCGGTACGCTTACTGAAATAGTAGATACATCGGCATCTGAAATACTTGTCTATGACCATGCGTCCAAGCGTTTCCCCCCGGGAACGAAATCAGACGCCTATGTTATAACGTTTGACCTTGCCCGTATCGGCTCTTTCCGTATCCGGTACAGGGACTGCAAGCGCCCGACTACAAGCGACTCCTCCGGAAAGACCACGGTTACGCCTATCAGCGGTACTATCTATGTTGACGGCAAAGCCGTTGATACTGATGTAGTCATGTATAATGAGCTTACAGCCCTGACTACAGCCCGTTACGGCCTCGGTAATCACACAGTACAGGTTATCGGGGATATGAACGGTGTGGGTTACATGGACATTGAAGTTGTGACGGCCTACTAATGCAGACAGCAATTACACAGTTTGGCGGTATTGTCCCGCGTACTCCGGAGCATAGTCTGGCTGTCACGCAGGCTACACTGGCACTGAATGTCAACCTGCGCAGGGGACAGCTCGAACCTTGGCGTGAGCTCTGTAAGTACAAAGACGTACCCTCTACAGCCGTATCTCTGTATATGTACGGGCACTGCCTGTATACATGGGACAGTGTTGTTTCCGTAGCTGAGCTTTCTCCCGAATGGCAGAGGCTGTACATCACAGGCAACAGCGACAGCCCACAGGTGATGGTGCGCGGCAGTTGCTGTGATATGACCTATTACAGGCTTGGCGTTCCTACCCCTCCTGTACCTCCTCACGCTTCCGCACAAGAGATGTGCGGCCGGGCTTCAGATACCCGCTCCTATGTATATACATGGGTTAACCAGTGGGGAGAAGAATCAGCCCCGTCTCCTGCCAGCAATCTGGTCATGGTTGCTGACGGGACTTCTGTTTCTGTGACAGGCATATCCCTCCCGCCTGACGGGTATGGGATTGTCAGCGCCAACCTGTACAGGAGCTCTACCGGCTTCCGCCCAGTAGACGGCAAGACCCAGACCCCGCTTACTGACTATCTGTTCGTAGCGACTATCTATTTTCCGTCAGTATCCTATACCGATACGGTTCTCACAAAGAAGCTGGGTATGCCGCTTGATACTGTGGATGTCACACCCCCGCCGGACAGACTTCAGAATATCACGGCTGTTGAAGGCGTCATCCGTCTGGCAGGTTCCGTAGCTAACAGGGTGTACCTCTCGGAGAACTTCCAGCCTTATAACTGGCCTGTTAAATATGAGCTGACTCTGGACAGCAGTATCATTCACATGAAGTGCCTTGACCAAAAGCTCTACGTAACGACTTCTACGACACCCTACATTATTGACGTATCCAGCTGTGATGATACGAAGTGTACTCCCGTAACTGACATTGGCAGACCGCTCCCGGATATATCCTGCGGGCATTATAACAGCGCCATCATTACACCCTTCGGCCTTATCTATTCGTCCGACCCCGGCGTTATCCTGATTGACCCGTCCGCACGCTGGCATATCCTGACGTCCAAATGGCTCACTGCTGAACAGTGGCATCAGCTCGCCCCTGAGACAGCACGGTTTGAGTACTGGAACGGATACCTCTTCATTATCACAGACGAGACAAGTTTCATCCTTGATATAGACGGCGACCCATATGGGGATGTCAGGGGCATGGAGCTCTCCAATATTTCCGATGCTCCTATAGCTATGCAGGCCACCAATACTGGACAGCTGATGTTCCTACAGGACAGCGCGGTGTGGTTTTGGGATAAGAGCGACACGTTCAGACCGTTTGAGTGGAAGAGCAGAGAGTTGTACAGTCCCGGTACTGAGACAATAAACAAGCGTTCGTTCTACAGTCCGGCCGCGCTACGTCTCCGTTCTGTACAGACATTTGTACGTGTGGAAGATGACCATGGCCATACAGTGTATGAGCGTACTATCTCGGGCGACAAGCCTGTAAGACTCCCCAAATGCGGAAGGCACCTCAGTTACAGACTGTACTTTACAGGTACAGAGACAGTAGAGTTTGCCGAACTTGGGACGGCTATAATCGCCAAATAGACATGTTCTGGGTATTTTAATAATATGCTGTCAGGAGCAGATTATGAGAGTAGACATTCTTGAACCTGATATAGACCTTAACAAAGCCATTGATACTCTGGGCCGTGTACTGGGGCCCATGCTTGGCAAAGCATGGGAAAACAAGCGTAAGGCCTATGACGACAAGCCGTTCAATCTCAATGTCAATGTGTTTACCCAGCTCTGGATAAACAAGGACATGAAGATTTTTGTCGCCTATGACGATAACGACAATAACAATGTTGTCGGGTTTCTCACCGGTACTGCGTACCGGCCTATGCAGTACAGCGCCCGTGTCTTCCAGATACAGGACTGGTATACCGGCAACAGACCTGAAGTAGAAAAGGCCCTGTTCAGCTTCCTCTCCGAAGCTGTGAAATTTCTCGGGACTGATGAAATCCTTATCTCCAATACCGAAGGTGAGGGAATCCCGGATATTCCGGGAAACTGGAAACAGGAAACTGTCATTACAACGCGCAGGTTCGTTAAGGTGCAGTAATGTACGCCGATGACCTTGAATGCAATCCGAAGCACGGTACAAACGACCAGCAGTATGGGCTGTTCGCTAATATCCTTGCTGACGCCGCTATTCTTTCAGCGGCCTACAACTCCGCACGGGCTGTAGATATTGCAACAAAGGAATGGAACATGGCCAAGAAGTACTGGCGTATCGCCCGTAACTGGCTTGACCATTACAAAGATTACTACGCTCCTGTTGAAGATCAGGAGATAAACGAAGCGCTTAATATTCCGGCTGAAACGCCCCAGTATGACGCTACCGAAGGACGCGCCAGAACAGCGGCCATGCTTCAGTTCCGCGGTCAGCTTAAGAAGAGTATGCGCTGTACCTCCCGGTACTGTACAGGGCTCCGTAAGGATATGCTTGCCAATATCCTTTCCGCTCAGGCTGACGCTCTGAGCCTTGCCGAGGGTCTTGGGTACAGGAACGAGCGTGCCTATCTGGAGTCTCGTGATGACGTGCGGTTCAGTAAAATGCTGAACACGGCCAAGCGCGGGCGTGACATTATAGCCGACAACGTGTCCCTGATTAAAACTTCCGCCGGTATCTATGGCAACCTGTACAATCAGGCATGGGAAGGACTGGCCGGAGCAGGACAGTATCTTGGCTACTCTGCCAACAGAAACACGCCATCTTATCCCACGGAATACCTGTCCCGTACTGACATTAACCTTGGCTACACACGCAGTGCTATAAGAGGTGAGGTACGGGGAGCGATTGAGGATACAGCCGCTGCCAGTGAGTCGCTGCTGAAGGAGAGCTTCTAATGCCTGAATGTACATGCGCAGACCCTACTGCTGTATCCAATGCCATTAATCAGCAGAGCAGTAATATCTCTTCCAGTGTCAACGCTCATGGCCAGACGCTCGACCAGACTCTCTATGGTCAGACGCTCCGTGCCGGTACTACAGGAGGCAACTCCCGTTCTACCGGTACAGGACAGGCCAGCCACGGCGCTATAGGGCCGCTCCGGTTCTGTAACTGGGCCGCTCCTGAATACGGCCCTGAAGGTGAGAACCTCCGTACTCTGGCGTTTAAGGGCGCGGCTCTGGCTATCGCCATTGCCAATGGCATAGCACAGGGACAGATAGCTGACATGCAGCAGGACTTGGCTAATTCCTATTATGATATGGCCAAGTATAAGTGGGACAGGTTCAGCAGGAAATATGTGCCGCTGGAAAAGAAACTGCTCAACGAGGTAAGCTCCGAACCTGTACGGACACTCCAATGCGGCAGTGCGCGCAACAGAGCTAATTCCTCCGTGAACAGCGCTTACAATGAAGCTGAGATATACCTGTCGCAGAAGGCGAAGCAGTTCCATCTGTGCATGGACAGCTCATTAATGGGCAGTTTCAGCCACAGGAAGGCGCTGGCTCTGGCGGATACGGCGAACTACAACCTTGCTGATGACCAGTGGTACACCGATTACAAGAACGATAAGCGCTGGAACCGCCGCAGTTCTGTACTCAATCTTGGCCGCAACCTTGGTTCTGAAGCAACCAGCTACGGCGATGTGGCGCGTTCCCTCATGGGCAACGTCAGTTCCCAGATTGAGAATGCCGCTAAGGGCCTGATGTCCGCTCTTGGTTATTACGGCTCCCGTAACGATACATATTACCCAACTTCATATCTGGGGCAGACAAACGCCCCGCTTGCTAATATAGGCACTATGGCCGGCAATGGCGCGCAATCCGCTCTGGACGCCAGCTCGGCTCTGGATGCCAGCCGATAAGGAGACAGTTATGGCTTTTCTCGGCAACCTCGGTTCAGTAGTCGGAGCGCTTGGGTCTCTGCTTCCCGGCTATATGCAGGGTGAGCGTCAGGCTGTACAGGACAACTGGGCTGACCTTAACTATTATAACAAAGCTCAGGCCGGACAGCTTCAGAATATGTATGATGAGCGTGTGATGAATGACCGCATCAATATGGCTCATGACAACGCGCTCATGCAGAGCAACGTTCGGGCGAACTCTGACCTTAATCTGTTCAATAACTATCTGTATGAGCCCTACACAATCAGACGGGCCCAGTGGGACACGGCATACGCTGACCAGCTCAATAACGCCCGCATCGGGCTGACACTGGCCGGAGCGAACATGGCAATGAGTAACCCAATGTCCCTGCTTGCTTCCATGGGTCTGGGCGGTATGGGTGGTAATAACATGCCCATTGGTGCAGGTGGTATGCCCGGGGCTAACCTGTACCCCAGCAGAATGTAGGAGAAGATAATGGCGCGAAATATTTACGAACCTGTTAATGCCAATGGACAGGTGATACAGGTACAGACTACCCCCGCTTATCAGATGCAGGGTACAGTGGTTCAGCGGCCGGCAGGATTTACCGCCCCGGCTCCGCGTCCTGTTGTTCTGAATAATGGGTATAACTATTCTCTTCCCGGTTCTTATGAAGGATATACTCAGGCCGGTATTCCGCCGATTATGGGGCAGGTCAGCCCTTACGCGCGCATAGGCCTTACCCGTCAGATGAACGGCGCCGTTACGCCGCTTATCGGGTTCCCCTCTGTATACCCTCATGTTGTTGACGGGAATTACTACGACTACAGCCAGCCGCTCGTCCTGTCCGCTCTGGCCGCCGCTATGGCTAACTGGAGCCCGATTCCCGTAATGGGCGCGGGTGGGCGCGGCGCTACCCTTGCCGGTGCTGTAAATCATGGAGGCGGCACTGGAGGCGGAGCTCCCCGTACAGAAGGAACCCCTGCTCCTGTAGCCATGCCTTCCCAGCCTGCTCCTGCTTACGGCGGCGCTGGTCTCCGCCTCGGCCCCCGTCAGCAGACAATCCCCGGTGTTGCGTACAGGACTACTCCTGCCGAAGAACGGATGCCGCGATGGGGCGCTAACCAGACTGATTACTGGGGTGGTATCACAGGCAACGGAAATTATGCAGTGAATAATCAGACTCTCAGCGATACGGTCTTCCCGCCTCAGAACGGCGGGCTTCGCCCTGACGTCCTACAGGCGCAGGAAAGATACAGCGCCGCTATGGGGCTTTCTGATTATCCCGCACAGCAGAGCGCTCCTGTACAGCAGAGCGCCCCCGTACAGCGTACCGCCGCTGCACAGGACGAACCTGTGAGAGTAGCACCCCAGTTACCGAATCCTTTCCAGAATCCCTCTGTACCGCAGTATAATCTGACGATGCCTCAGGTCAGTCAGAGTGTCCCTGCCGGGGCAGGCTACGCTCCCCAGCGTCTCCCGTCTCTGTACGACCCCGCGCGCATCAATCCTTTCATGGACGCCAGTGACAGGGGTTTTGCCGGAATGAATCCGTTCTCTCGTTAAGGAGTTAATATCAATGGCTACCAGAGGAAGAAAACAGTCCGTATCCGCTCAGGATATTCTCCTGACGATGATTAACGATGCTATCAACGATGTCAGCGATGGCAACTATCTTGGCCGTGTCGCGTCCGGACGTGAGGAAACAGCACCAGCTCAGGCTCCTTCCACATACGGCTATTTACAGGCCGCACGCGCGGCGGCTCCTGCGGCACCGGCGGCACCTGTAGAACCCGCCGCTCCTGCCGCTCCTGTGATTAATACTGCTCCGGTAATAAGGCAGATGCCGGATGCCTACCAGCCTATCCATGTTGGTCTTCCCCCGCTCAGTACGTATATGCCTTCTCCTGCACAGCAGAGCGCTCCCGTGCAGTCGTTCTCTCCTCTGAGCACGGAAGTTCGTCCGGATGTGGTACAGGCGCAGGAAAGATATAATGCCGCTATGGGGCTCTCCGACTACCCTGTAGAGCCGAACGCCCCCCTGCGATTTCTTCCTAACCCTCTGAACACAGCGGTTCGTCCGGATGTGGTACAGGCACAGGAAAGATACGGTGCCGCTATGGGGCTTCCGGATTACCCTGTACAACAGAGCGTTCCTGTACAGATGCTTCCTAACCTCCTGAATACAGAGGTTCGTCCTGATGCGGTGCAGGCGCAGGAAAGATATAACGCCGCTATGGGGCTTTCGGATTACCCTGTACAGCCGAGCGCTCCCGTACAGTCTCTCCCTAACCCCCTGAACACAGCGGTTCGTCCGGATGTGGCGCAGGCGCAGGAAAGATACAACGCCGCTATGGGTATTTACAATTATCCTGTACAGGAGGAAGCCGGTTTCCGTTTCACTGCGCCTCTCCCCATTCCTTACCCTGTGACAATCGGCCCCGTTGCTAACAGTAACGCTCTTCTCAACACGCACGCTCCGGCCACAAATGGCAGTACTCTGGCAGATTCTATCCTCCGCAATGGGTATGACTACATCCAGAGCGCCGATAACCGCAGTCCTGTACAGATTACAACCCGGTAATGACCCATGTTAGAAGATATTCTTCTGTCCAATGACAAATCAGAAAGTCCGGCGGTGGATGTTGTCCTTCCGGTAATGGACCGGATTGAACTCCAGAACAGGTATCAGCCCATGTCCCCCGAGGATACGGCACGTAACCGTCTTTTGCTAATGGCGGCGCAAAATGCTATTAATCCAGTAACGGCTCCGAAGGAGTATCCTACGGATTATGATAACGAACTTCGGGACCTTATAGATTCAGTAAATGTGGAGTAGCATCCATGGCCTTTGACATTCCCCGCGTATCAGGCACAGTCCAGCCTAACAAATTAATAGACGACACCCAGCTTATCAGTGTTCTGGCCAGACAGATTCTTGCGTCCCGTCTGGCTCAGGCACGTGCCGCCGCTGGCGGGGGCCGGCGCGGCGGGGGACGCGGGAACGGCTCATCCGGTAAAGTTACATACGCTAACGTCCTTGACCCGAAAACAGGGAAGTACGTACAGGTTCCCATTACCGGTAACTCCAAGGATGAACGCAAAGCCAACCTTCAGGCTCTGGAGCATAACCAGACAGTTGACAGCGTGCGCGCTGACCCTGCGCTTGGCAAGCTCGATGCTGTAATGAATGACCCTAAAGCCAGTAACGAGACAAAGCGTGAAACGCTGGCGTCAGTCCGTAGGGAACTCAGTCAGAAATACGGAGGCACTGACGATGCCTCCGCTATTATCGCGCGTGAACTGGCCGGAGCCAACAATCAGGTCAAGACTGAGAAGAAGGCCATTGATGACACCAGCGGTTTCTCCAGTCTTATCGACAGTGCCCGTATCGGAGCGGAGTCCCTGTCTAACTGGATTAGCACGCTTGGCGATGATGACAGAACCCGTGACAGAAAAGACCAGGAATCGCAACAGCGCATTCAGGCTATCATAGACAGCAACCCTGACCTGAAAGAGACTGACCTTCGCACCAGAGAAGGCCGCGGCCTTACTGACCGTAATGACGATTTCATGGGAACCGCGCGCAACATGGTGAATACCATGGTACAGGACCCCGGTACTGCTTTACAGACAATCGGTACAGCAGCTGGTGTTCTTGGCGCATCCGCCCTGACAGGAGGTACAGCCGCTGTTCCGCTGGCCGGAGTAATCGGAGGTACGCTGGCAGGAGCCGCGGGTAACGCTGTCAGCGGTGATGTCGGTCTTCGTCAGCGTCTGGCCGAGGATGAGACGCTCAGTGAAGACCAGCGCATCGCCGCGTATAATGACGCTAAATACAGAGAGGCCGCAATGAACGCCGCTATAGGCGGCGCGTCCGGCCTTATCCCCGCCGCGGCGTCCCGTATCGGGGCTGGTCTTATCCGTTCCGGTACGGGAAGCGCGGGACGTGAAGCCCGCTCTATGGCGGAAGATATTGTCGATAAGACCCTGACAAGCAGAGCCGCCGCCCGACAAAGCGCTGAGGTTCCGGCAGAGGCCATAACCAGTGCTGAAAGACAGCAGATGGTTAATCAGGTTATGCGTGATGAAACAGCACCGTATATCATCCAGAGGGAAGTGCTCAACAGACCTGTAAAGTACGGCGCTGTACCTGCTGTAGTGGAGGGAGCCGCGTCTAACGCTGTTAATACTCTGGGCAGTAACGCTAACTATAATGCCGCTACCGGAGAGAATAACAGCATCACTAACGGTATTGGTGAGTCTGCTCTGTACGGCGGTCTTATGGCTGGTGCTGGTGGTGCTCTTGGTCTGGCAGGACGGAGAATCCTTAACAGAAACAACACCGCAACACCGGAAGCTCCTGCTCCTATGCAGTATAAAGCGGAAGATTTCGCGGCAGAGAAAAAGGCTGAAACTACTGCTTCCACTGCCGCTCCGGAGACTCCTGCTTCCACTGCCGCTCCTGAGGCTCCTGCTACTCCCACCGCTCCTGAGGCTCCTGCTTCCACTGTTACTCCTGAGGCTCCTGCTACTCCCACCGCTCCTGAGGCTCCTGCTTCCGCTGTCACTCCGGAAACGCCCGCTTCTCCTGCCACGATGGAAACTCCTGCCTCCCCTGCACCTGAAGCGCCTATTGCTCCTGTACAGGAAAATATTGCCGCCCCTGCTCAGGGAACGCCGGCCATGGCTTCTTCTGTACAGGAGCATCCGGTAGCTCCTTCCGCTCCCACGGAAAGAGTCGAGACACCTCTGTCCAGCCTGATGGCACAGGCTCAGAGGTCTGCGCCTGATACCAGTACGGGGCTTCTCCCCGGTATTACTCCTGACATGGTGCCGGCTGGAACTGGGAAAAGAGCCAGACAACAGGGAACTGCCGCATCCGGAAGAAAGAGACAGTCCGCCGTCCCGCAGAACAGGGATATGGTTCTCCTTGATTTAATTAATGAGGACAGAGCCAGAAAGGCTCTTCCGCCCATTACCACGAATACTGCACCGGTAAATATCAGCCCCGCCGGAAAGAGAAGACGTAGTGGAAACACGAAGCGCAATCAGACAAACATACAGGGAACGCAATCAGTTACCCCCGATGGAACTGTTGGACAACTCAGAGAAGGAACAGTTAATCCGCCGGATATTGACGTTAATCGCCCAGTGGCAGCCAATACCGCAGGAATTATTGAACCCATTACCAATAGAAACCCTGCGGAAATTAGAACAGATAATCAGGGAAATCAGACGGCAGGGAGCGGCAGGCGGCCCAATGAAAACGCCTCTGCGCCTGAAAATTATGCGGTCAATGTTGGAGAACAGAGGAGTACCGCAGGAAGACCAGAGCCGGCTGACCGAGGACGAGGTACTGAATCAGCAACCGTTGGAAATGCAGAGTCAGGTCAGAGCGCAGGAAGCCTTGGGACAGAAAGAGGCGCAGGCCAGAGAAGCCCTGATACTGGAGAAAAGCCTAAGCCGCTGACAAAAGTCCAGCGGCAGAAGATGCACGACTCCCTACAGGAGTACTTCTCCAGTACCGGTACGGAGAAGCTCTCCAGCGAACAGGCGGCTGATAGGCTCAACTCCCTGTTCCTGAGACAGGATGACGCGGCTTTATCTACTGCTAAGTCAGCGCCTAATCTTACGTCCCTGATTTATAAACGGGGTCAGTATGCACTTGGCAGGAAAATCCCCAAGAGCATTGCACAGATGTTCCCAAAAGAAGTCGGTAATATTATCACTGACAGAATGAACCGGTACAAAGAATCAAACGGACAGGATAGCAGTGCATTATTCACCGCTGATGATGTGGACGAGATTAAATATTTCTCCGATATGCTGAACAGCGACAGAGCACACAACAACCTTAGCGCCGATGCTGTCTCTCCGGAGAAGCTCTCCTCTCAGACAGAAAAGGCGAAGAAGGCATTTGACGGGGGCAATAACTGTATTTCCTAGGAGCCAGAGATAGTTATGAGTGATTGTTACGGAAGTAAAGACGTAGAAAACGAGATGAAACAGGACGGCGGCGGTTTCACTCAGGGCAGTTTCAACAATGCCGCTGATACAGATACAGCTGAACCCTCTGTTCCTGACGCCGAAGCGGACGCTATCTCGCAGAAGGTTAATACGGCGAACAGTATTAACGAGAATATCGGATCCGCTCCCGCCGGAGGAAGTGTCCGTCTCACCCAGACAGATGAGAAAACTATTGGCAGAATGGCCTCGACCTATATTAAAGAGGTCAATAAGTATCGTGAGAATGAAGAGAAGGCCGTAGTCAGCAACTTTAAAAATCTCACGGGACGCATCGCCAAAACAATGAACCTGTACACCAGAATCTCCAGCGGTCTGGCCAGTAAATTCACGGACAAGATGGCTCCCGTGTACATGTTCCTCGCCCGTACCTTTCCTGTACAGGGGCGTTCTGTTATGGAACATCCCGTTGTAAGCGCTATACAGGACGGGCTTCGTACTGTCTCCGGACTTCGTTCAGGGTATTCTGAACAGCTTGATAATATACGCAAGCTCACCAGAAAATACCTCAGGGACAGCGCTATCTCTACCAACAAAGCCCTTGAGCTTATAGGCGACAGGCTCAATCTCTCCCAGATGTCTGTACATACTGACATTATCCTGCGCAACTGGGACAGGCAGATGCAGGAGATTAAGAAAATCGCGGAAGATGAGCAGTTCGAGCTACAGAATCCTGACGCCAATAAGCGGCATATTGACCTTAGTGATGAATACGAAAAGTTACTGGTCAACTATGAATGGCTCACAGCCAACCGCGACAGCACAGGCCCGTTCATCTATGATGAGAAACATCCTACAGCAGGACTGCTTGATAATGACGCCGCTATCCGTGACGGCAAAATCAAAGACCTGCTTGTTCAGCATGGCATAAGCGAACAGCAACAGCAGGAAATCATGAGCAAGATGGCCGGCGTAATCCGGTCTTCCATGACTGACCTGTCAAAGGCCGGACAGGTTTTCCCTGAGCAGGTCCGGTACTTTGCTGACTATGATGACTTCGTTCCGTTCGCGTCAAACCGGGATAACATCAGCAGACCAGTAACGGATACCGATGCGTATCTCCCCGGTAACTTCCATCAGGCTCAGGGTATGGTAAACCCGCCTGTCAGCGCATGGTATACCATACAGCATTTTGCCAACAGGGCCGCCGCGCGTGTCGGTATGTCCAAAGCGGCCATGGCCATGTACACCGCACAGCAGGCCATGAACTCCAACCGCAGGATGCTTAGCAAGCTTAAAGCCTACAACGAGGTTGTTAAACAGGGCATTGACCCGTTCAGTAAAGACGCTGATAAAAACATAAAGGCCCGCTTCAGGAACTTTACAGCTGATGATTTGGCTAAAGCCAGAGAGCTTGAGAGAGAAACGAAGCAGGGCGGGAAGGATACCAATGCCTATGCCATGTCGCATAACCCGTTCTACTCTATAAGGTGGGACAGGCTTATGCGTATGCAGTTCAGCCGGAGTGAAGCTGAACGAAACATGTATTATGCCATTACAAGCTCAGCCGCGCATGGCGGCGGCCTGTCTTTCATCGCTCCCAGAATTGATTCCAATGGCAAGTATGTCCATGACAAAGACGGCAACGTATCCTACGTCCGTAGGTTCATACAGTTCAACGCATCATACAGTGATGAGAAGAACAACATTACAGGTACCAAACTAAACGATGCCCTGACCTCTGTACTGCGTAACGATGAACGGCTGAATTACCTTGCCAAAGCTACAGCCCTGATGGGCCATTCCTGTACAAGTCTCAACATTGGGTTCGCTCCCTGCAACGGCGCGCGTGACCTTATGGAACGCGGCGTTAACATGGCTAACCGTGACTACGTTGACAGCTATGGTCAGCATGTTCCCGGATATAAACTGCTTGCCGGCTATGTAAGCCAGCTCCCCAAGGCCTTTAACGCAGTGATACATCAGGTCACAGGCAGGCTTGACCCCAACAGTGAGTACGGGGAGTATTTCAAAGAGTTTACTGACGCTGGTCTGCACTACACTTACTCACGTGCTATCGGTAAAGAGAGCACTTCCCTTATCAATAACATTGATAACCTCAACAAGTTCTATGCTGATAAGAAGAACGCCCAGACGGAGAAGACAATAGACCGCATCGCCTCCCGTTTCGGTGAAATGCGTGAGATTGTTTCCAAATGGATATACGCATGGAACGATGTCTGGAACCTTACACCGTCACTGGCACAGTACGTGGCCATGCGTAAACGCGGTATTGAGCCATCCCAGACAGCCAACGCTGTATCGGAAGTTATGGACCAGAGCCAGACAGGTCAGTACACAAACGCTCTGCGTATGTTCTTCCCCTTTACCAACCCCACACTTCAGGGCGCGCGTGCCATGCTCCGTACCGTGGGGCTCGCTCCGGGCGCGGACGGTGGTTTCCATATGTCATACAGGGGTATGGCTACGTTCGTAGGCCTTACCGCTGTGGGCAACATGCTGTACAGCTTTGCCCGTGAGTCTTTGGGACAGGATGAGGATACAGGCGCGTATCGTATTGACTCTCTGCCTATCAGCGACCTGTGCCGGTATATCCCCATACCGACAAACGATAAGGGCGACTATTTCAAAATGCCAATTGGCTTCGGTATCGCCCAGCTTGCGTCCAGTATGGCAATAGCTATGGACAGAATGGAGCGCGGTATCGCGTCTGCTGAGGATGTCATGCCAGAATTTATGGCCGCTATTGCCAAGCAGATGTCCCCCGCTGACACCCCCAGCTATAACTTCTCTATGTCTCCCGCTACGTGGCTTATGCAGGTTCTCTCCCCCGCGCTTCTCCGTCCTATAGAAGATGTCGCTGTTAACCGTAACTATAAGGGACGGCCTATTACTTATTACAGCGCCAGTGAAGGGGCCTATACCTCAGCGGCGGATTCCGGATGGGCTACTACTGCCCCAGTATATAAGAACCTCGCTAAGGAGATTCTCCAGACTACCGGTATTGATTTCGCCCCGGAACAGCTCAAAGCCCTGCTTCGTGGATATGCCACGGGCTTCCTGAGATTCATCCCCTCGTATATTGATGCTGAGAAGAACCCTGCCAACAATCCTGAAAAGGGCATGTACAACAAGCTCGGCCCTGTGGCCTTTGGACTTGGCGGTACTATGTACAAAGGTGAGATTACTGACGTAGGCCGCAGTCTGTATGACAGGTATAAGGCAGAGATTATGTCCCGTGTCAGACAGGAAGGCGTTGTCCTCAAGACAGGCAACAAGAAGATTACAGCCAAGCCTGAGAAATACAGGGCGTGGCGTGTCAGTCAGCTTCGCAATGCCGGATGGGATGACCCTGATATTATAAAGGTTCTGACTATTCTGGATACTGACAGCGGAATCAAAAAGGCACAGCAGGGAACCAAGGAAAAGATTGCCCGTCTGATTGACCTTGACGATGACGAGGGCTTGAAAGAGCTGTTCCGTGTCCGGTATGAAAATCAGAACAACGCATATAATAGGGCAGTTGCAGTACTGTCACAGGAATAAACCATGATTGTCTACCTTACTCAGGGAGTATCCCGTATAGCGTTCCGGATAAAAACATACGACCAGTCCCAGCTTGTGGACTGGCACGGGCTTCAGCTTCTCATCATAGCAGGCGAAGCAGGACAGCCCTGTGACTGCGGCGTGGGAGGTTCACCATGGTTCTTCTATGGATGCTGGCCCGGAGTCCGTACAGGAGAAGACATAGCCAACACCAGACCGGCTGACGTTCCTGTAATGTGCTTCCCTGCGTTCAATACTGACAACGAAGGACGTGTGATATTCCGCATCGGTGACAAACTCAGTACTATACCCCCCGGACGATATACCGGGATTATCCGGCTCGTACCCAAAATGAAACCTCTTAATATGGTTCCATTGTACTCACTCGGTAAATCACCCGAACCGGAGAAAGCCATACTGCCCCCTGAATTTGCGTTCGGGGAAATGAGCTGTTCTGATACACCGGAGCCCAAACCTGAACCCAAGAAACCGGAACCTGCCTGCTGTACTCTGGCAGTATTTGATATAGACCTCGGCCCTGAGTGCTCTGACCATTTCATTGACCAGACCGCTGTCACGCTGATGCTTAATAACTGCACCATGGAGATTCAATAATGGCCATCCATAGTAAAGATATAGAAGGATGCGGCATCTGTACCGAAGGATGCTCCACCCCGTTTGTCATCCCCACTGGAGCCGAGCCCGGTCAGGTTTTGACCTACGACCCTGACAGTATCTTCCAGCTCAAATGGAGTGACGCCATCAAAGGCGAGAAAGGAGATAAGGGAGATACAGGCAAAGAAGGCGCCAAGGGAGATAAGGGCGAGAGAGGGGAACAGGGTGTACAGGGACTGCGTGGAGAGCGTGGAGAGCGTGGCCCTGAAGGAGCCAGAGGCCCGCAGGGAGAGAAGGGAGAGAAAGGCGACAGGGGCCCTGAAGGAGCCAGAGGCCCGAAAGGGGAGAAAGGAGAAACAGGCCCGCAGGGACCGCGGGGGCCGATAGGAGAGACAGGGCTTATGGGCCCGCAGGGACTCCCCGGAGAAAGGGGAAAGCAGGGCCCGGCAGGGCCGCAGGGGCTTCCGGGAAAAGACGCTGACACGTCCGCACTGGAAGCACAGATACAGGAACTTGAAGCCCGTGTCACTGCGTTGGAGAATAAATAATGAGTATGACATCAGAATTTTTCACAGCATTTCTCACCGCCCCGCTTGAGGAAAGTGGGAAATATATCACGCTCACAAAAGAAGCCACATCTGACCTTGCCTCTATACTCAAAGACAGCGGCTCATATATTTATCTGACACTGCGGGATGACGCGAATATAGAGACAGTAAAGGCTCATCTGGAACAGGGCGTCCTTATAGTTGACAGAGGCCTGTCCGGTACTGAAGCAGTGAAACATCCTATCGGTACATGTGTTTCCTCTGTCTCACCTACAGTCATAGCGGTGATTAAAGACCTGATATGCAACTATGACTGTTGCGAAAGCGGCGACTGCCCCAAGACTCCCGCTGAATTTCTGTCCGTTTATACGCCGTCTGGCTCTACAGGTACCGCTTATCGTGGTACCATAGATTTCACAGGCACTGACCCTGTACAGGTTACTGTATCAGGCGCGCCAGACTGGCTCACTGTTACCCGAACCGGAAGCAGTCTTATACTTAGCGGTACTCCAGCGTCCTCTGGAGATGTCACGTTCAGTATTGCCCTGACCAATCTGAACGGGACAAAGACCGCGGTTAAGACAATCACTTTCAGCATCGGGTAAGCCGCCCCGCCCAGCGGCTTTATGATAGTCCCCCGTACTGGTTCCGGCTCCTCCAGTACGGGGGATTTTTAGGAGACTGATATGAACATAAGACTTGCTGGTCTCATCCCAGACAGCATAACTGACGGCCCCGGTATCCGCTATGTCGTATTCGTTCAGGGATGCCGGCACAACTGCCCCGGCTGTCATAACCCCAAAACCCATGATTACGCAGGCGGGTTTGATATGCCGTTAAAAGAACTGTACGAGAGAATAGCGCACGCCTACCTTATAAGCGGGGTCACTTTCTCAGGCGGTGAACCGTTCGACAAGGCGCTCCCTCTTACTCTTCTGGCCCGTACCATTCACCAGAAACTTCATCTTCCGATTATATGCTATACGGGCTACACACTGGAAGAGCTTGTACAGAAAGCCCGTACCCGTACAGATATAAGGGGTCTGCTTACCAGTATAGACACACTGATAGACGGCCCTTTCATACAGGAGAGGAAGAGCCTTGACCTTGAGTGGCGTGGGTCATCCAATCAGAGGATAATTTCAGCCGCGGAGATTAAGACTTCCCTGAAGGCGTGATGTAATCCAGCCGGTCAAGGTCATCCTTGTCAAGACGCCACACTCTGATGCGGGCTGACGGGATGGTAGATACACCCTTGCCGAGATTAATCCGTTCTTCCTTTATGTGGAAGCCGTCAACGCGCAGGGCTTCAAGCACGGTGCCGGGAGATGCGTTATTCTTCTGGCACCATTCTTTCACAGCCTTGCTGGATATGTACAGCACCCTGTTACGAATCTCATAACGTGACAGGATAACCCCGTTATTGGGCCTGTACTTCACATACTTGTCAGGCATGACAAGATTGCCGGGGTCTGGCTCATTAGGAAGCCTGTTAGCACCTGAGACAACCAGCGTACTGCGGCTCATATCCTGTATCACATCGCCGAAAGCAACAGCCCACTTTGTCTCAGCTTTGCATGTAGCCTTGCGGTTGTACGGGACAAAATCTTTGAGAACCCACTTCTCAAGAGCGTCCATATCGTAATCAAGAAGCCCGAACTCTACGGCCCAGCGTCCGGCTTTCAGGGCTATGGCAAGAGCGTTCGACATGAAACGCTCTTCCTGATAGAAGCCGTTGCGGCGTCCCCAGTCTTCAACATAATTACGCAGGGATACCAGCCGTTCAGGGTACTGGAAGAGCTTGATTAGAAATTCCGGCCCGGCGATACCGTAGTTCTCATCATACAGCTTGGCGCATTTCTGGATAAACTCACGAATCTTGGGGTTGTCGTATCTGGAGAAGTTGCACCGGTACTCCATGATACGCTGGAGTGTGGCGCTTGTATCAGTATGATAACGGGCAAGGCATTCCTTTACTGACTTGTTAGCCGTCAGGAACGTGCATGTGGCCCACCGCCCTGTACGGATAAACTCAGCACCCGATGCACGGAGTTTGTTCTTCTCCTTACCGGAGGAAATAACAAAGGCCAGATTGGAGAGGTCTTCATCAGTAAGGTCAGTAACCTCATCCATACAGGCAGGCAGGTTGTTCAGCACAGACATGCGCCTGCACCGTGCGGTAATGGACTCATCCTTAGAGAAGAACATCTCTTTCGGATTGCCCCATACAGAAGCGCATGACTTCAAAAGCTGAGACTTGCCACAACCTGTTTCGCTTGACCATATGGACAGCATGCAGTTGTTGGCGTCACCGCCGCCTATCTCCATGAGAGGAGCGGCGAAAGAAAAACACATGGCTAACTGACCTAGTTTCTGGTCCAGTGCCCTGTACATCTTCGGAACGAAAGACCACTTCTCCACAGTACCGGCATGGCCGCACATCTGCGGAATAGAGGTACGCGCGATACCACCAAAGGCCACAGGGTGAAGTCCTGTAGACATCACGGCACCAGCGCCAGTCACAAACCCTTTATGCTTCTCTTTTGATACAGGGTCAGTAATATCCTGCCATCCCAGATGGTCATACGATATACGTTCCTTCGGGTCAGTTTCCACTTTGGATAGATAGGCATTTATCAGCATATTCATAACCCGTGTGTCACAACGCGGGGTAAGCGGAGCTATACCAGCGTTGAGAAACCACTTATTAACATTCTGTCCGCTGTCTTTGTCGCAGTCAAAATGGACAGTCTCACACCATCCAGAGGGGCGTTCCACCCTGAAGACGTGCATACGATGCGGACGCTCGGCGTCATCTATATAGACTTCGCTTCGTATGTAATAGAGGCGGCTCTGGAATATCCGCACGTCTTCAACGACCTTCTCTTTCGGGTCAAACGGATACCAGTGAATCCCATCATCCAGTACAGAGAAATGAGAGTGGTCATCAGCGTCATTAAGAGCCGTGTAACCACAGTCCTTATCCCAGTCCGGAATAGTGATATGACTGTCATTCTGCGGGGGGACAACAGGCTTTGATATTTCCGCCTGCCTCGAATGCAGGATACGATGTAAAGACGCCGGGGAATTTAGGACAGCGGCGTACTTACAGCCTTTGCACCCATCAGGATTGTTCACCCTGAATACATCACAGCGGGCCGGTCTGTCAGGATAAGCCTCGTAAAAACGCTTCTCGGTGTCTGCCTCGTTATACTTCTCAGGGCATGCACTGGACAGAACCTTAGCCACAGCAAGCCCGTTCTTACAGCGGCGAAGAACAGACATAGCGGCAAACCAGTTTGGATAAGACTGGCTCCCCATTGTCATTATCTGATTGCAGTTGCGCGCAATCTCTACGCCGTCATACACGGGCTCTTCGGGCCCCATCCCAAAGAAATCCTGCGGGGAAGCGGGAGCCTGTACGGGAGGGCGCTGTACCGGGGCGGGAACAGATATGTTTCCAAACGCTTCAGGGTCATACGTCTTGCCGGTATTCAGAAGTACAGATACCGTGGTTCCGGACTTTTGATGTATCGTTCCGGGGATACGGAGAACACTCGAAATATCCCTAGCCCTCGACCTGTCTACATCCAGATTGTGCTCGGTGCAAAGCTGGAGGAAATTACCCGCAAGCTGTTTCCACTCCGCTGAGTTCACATCCCTGTTAAAAACCCAGTAGACATGCAGACCCTTTCCAGAGGAAACTATGATACTAGGCTTAAGACCTGTATCTTTGCTGAACTGCACCAGTGTCTGAAGGGCTTCTTCTCTGGTCTGATACCGGCAGCCAGCTTTGGCTATATCAAGGTCAGCCCAAAGACACCTTGCACTGCGGGCATTGTTAGCCTTCCGCCCCGGTACATAAATATCAAAAGATGCCATGGCCATGTAGGTATCATAGCCATCAGCACACAGCTCACTGCTTTGTTTGATTATAGCACCAACGCTATCAGCCCTGAGCGATACACGCTCATTATCCCCTCTGAGCCCTAGAATATAATACGTCTGTTCCGGCCCGAATGTCCCGCTCTTTATTGGGGGAAGTATCGCCGAGAGAAATTCTGTACTGTTCATAAACACCCCTTTTGCCAGTTGGAGATACTGGCCTGCCTGATGAGAGTCCCGACCCGAGAAGTCTCCAGCGCATTAGTCCGGGAAGAGGTGCACCCATGACCATGCTCATCTCGGGGCGGGACTCTTAGCAGGCAAACCTTTGTGTGTAAGAAACCTATCAGGCTCACACGGAAAAAGCAATAGTGTTATGGGATTTCCCGGCCAGTCCGGAGCAATCGGACTGGCCGGCATATATCAGTTAGAAGCTCAGCTCGTCAAGGAGCGCCTGCACATTGTTCGCAACAGGCCCTTCGTCAGGAGCCGGAGCGGCCTTTGCCGTATTGTGAGAGGCAGTTTCAGTCTTGCCCTGACTCATAGCCGCCTCAGCCTGATCCAACAGGCTACGCATGGCCGCGTCCTTGGCAGGCTCAGCATGGGGAACCGCGGTCTTCACTTCCTTCTGTACAGGAGCGGGCTTGGGTGCCTGCACCGGAGCGGCGGGCTTGGGAGCGGCGGCTTTGGGCGCGGGCTTGGGTTCCTGTACCGGGACGGCATTCTCATTATCGTCACCGTAAGTGAGCTTCTCCCTGATAGTCAGGAGCTCACGGGTTCCTTCAGAACAGGCCGTCTCATAGACCTGCGACATAATATCAGGATTAAGGAATGCCAGATGGTTGTTCCTGTCGAAGTAGGGACGGAACATGACCACACCCGACACAGAGACAGTCGGGTCAAGGACAATCTGCGTCAGGAACATGCTAGGCGTGACCTGAATATTACCGACTGAGTACTGCTGACACAGGTCACGAAGCCCAGCCCATTTGAACATGTTCTGCTGAGGGAGCCCGTTCCCGTACAGGGACATGGCCGTCACATCCAGAATATAAGGATGGTCACAGTCCAGAACATTGGTTCCGTTGAAATTGCGGAGAAGCACAAACGCAAGCCTCTTGCGAATCTGGAAACCCCAGCGGAGCTTGCCGCCGCGCATGACCTTGTGCCTGTATTCTTCAGGCAGGGCATCGGGGAAAACAGTACAGGCAGAGTCAATTTCCCAGATAAGGTCAGGCGCTTCAGGTTCCTGACCGGGGGCATAATCACGCTCATACCAGACAGCATAGTTGCTCTTTGCCGCGCCGACAAAGACACCAGCAAGTTCGTTTGCCGGAATAGCAGTAGAGGAACCGCCGTCAAGCAGTTCAAAATCCGTCTTGCGAATCCTAATCCTACGCTGTCCGGCTCCGCCCATACCGGCAAAGGCATCTTCATATGATGCCGCAAAGGTCTTGGTAATCTCTTCAGGGAGCTGAGAAAGACTGGAAGAACTGACAAACATGGAATCCATGGAAACGGGAGGATTAGCCATTATAAACTCCTTAACTAAGCCTTGGTTACAGAGAGAACATCCTTATCCGCTTGACACTCCCCACGGATAAATCCGGGGGATTCTTGGTTCGACGACCACTGCGCCGCATCCTAGGACTTGGCGTCTTACACGATCTCCCCAAGCGTGAGTTTCCGTGTGCCCCACGGTACTTTTGCTATGCTAGGCTGCCTTGGCTTTGTTCTCCAAGGCTCGCCGCAGGATATTCTTTGCCGCGTTATGGTCGCGGTCGTGATGCGCTCCGCACTGCGGGCACGTCCATTCGCGGACGCCGAGGTTCTTCACCTCGGTGTTTTGATAGCCGCAGACGCTGCACGTCTGGCTCGACGGATAGAAGGTCTCGACCTTTAATAGCTCGCCGCCGCGCAGCTCCATCTTATATGCAAGCTGGCGGAAGAACTCTGACCAGCTCACATCCGAGATTGCCTGCGCAAGCCTGTGGTTCTTGAGCATTCCCTTCACATTCAAATGCTCCACGGCTGCCGTTTGGTTTTCACGGGCAAGCCGCGTGGTGCATTTGTGCAGGAAATCTTTGCGGATATTCGCTATCCGCTCGTGGACGCGGGCGAGGCGCACACGCGCCTTGCCCCGGTTCTGCGACCTGGGCAGCTTGCGGGACAGCCTGCGTTGCTCGCGCTTTAGCTTCCGTAGGAGCTTCTTTAACGGCTTCGGATTCTCAACGGTATTGCCGTTGCTGTCCGTATAGAATTCCCTGATGCCGACATCGATGCCAATCTGCCCGCCTGCATTCGGACGCAAGAGCTTTGCCTTGTCCTGCTCTACGCAGAGCGAGACGAAGTATTTGCCGGACGCTGTGCGGCTCACGGTTGCGGAGAGAATCCTGCCTGAAAATTCGCGGCTCTGCTTGATTCTCACAAGGCCGATTTTCGGCAGCTTGATTCTCTTGCCGACGATGCGCACACCGTTTGACTGATTGCGTGTCCGGTAGGACTGCGCATGACTATGCTTCGACTTGAAGCGCGGGTATCTTGCCCGCTTATCGAAGAAATTCTGGAATGCACGGTCGAGGTTGCGCAGGGCTTCCTGCAATGCCATGCTGTCTACTTCGGACAGCCACGCAGTTTCCTCGCGCTTCTTGAGGTCAGTGAGCAATCTACTGGATTCCGTGTAGCCAATGGACTTGCGGTTCGCGTTCCACTGGTCGCGGCGGACAGCGAGGAAATGGTTGTACACGAAACGGGCACAGCCGAGCGTCCGATGGATGAGACGCGCCTGCGTCGCATTCGGATAGATGCGGAACTTGTAGCCGAGCGTGTACGTTTCCATTTCTTTCACTTCCTTTGCGACGTTTTCTGACTCTCGATATATTGCTTGACGATTTCAAGCGGCGCGCCGCCTACTGTTGAGCAAAAATAGGAGTTCGTCCAAAGCGTAGGCAGTTTCGTTGTCAGCCAGTGAAATTCCTGGCGAAGTATCCTCGATGTCTTGCCCTTGATTGTCTTTACTGCTTTATGGATTCCGAATTGTGGGTCTACCTCCAAAAGCAGATGCACATGGTCTGGCATGATTTCCATTTCGATGACTTCAAACTTGTTTTCGTCGGCTATGGAGCTGATGAGCTCCTTTAACCTCACATCCACACCATTCACCAGTACTTTGCGACGATACTTAGGGCAAAAAACGATATGGTACTTACAGGAATACACGATATTGTGATTTGAATGGTATACTCTATTCATAGTTGTATTATACTACATATTTTTAGCTAATACAACAGTTAGAGAATTCTCCGCCTTCAATTGCTTA